CCCGCGCGGCGTTGCTTGAACTCGAAAAGGAAGCCAGCAATGACTAACGACCCGATCAACCCCGCACACTACAGTAAGATTCAGGGTCTCGCGCTCGAACCGCTCATCATGGAAGCGCCCTATTTCCTCGGAGCGGCAATCAAATACGTTTGGCGATGCAAGCAAAAGGGCGGCGCGGAGGATATCCGCAAAGCCCGCCGGTGCCTAGAGTTGCACCTAGAGGGTGCGCCCGCCGCTACGCCCGGCGCTCTGGAAGCTGCCGCCCGGTTCATCCGCAAAACCCAGCACAACCCGCACGGCCTGCAAATAACCGTAATTGTGAAATTGCTTGATTTGGGATATCAGCTCAATAAGGGTTACAAGCTGCCCGGTCTACTGGAAGACCTCGATACGCTCGAAAAGGCGCTAGGTAGGGGGGGGTACTAATGCTAGACCAGCTAGAACTGTTAGACACTGACAGCCACGGCTACGAATACGCCGGGGCGGTCGCCGCCCGCTACCCCGGCTTCACAGCCTCGAGATGGACAATGGAATATGAGACGGAAACCGGCACCCGGTACCGTGTCATTGCTACGAAGTTCACCGGCGATATGGTAGAGATGCTGTGTAGAACCCCGTACCCCCGCTACAGGGCGGCATACGCCGGGTACACGCCGCGCGTATTCGTAGTACAGGCTAACCGGAAAAACTTCACCTAGCATCATGGCAAAAAGATACCCCCTAGCACCAACCACGAAGCTAGGGGGTTTCTTCTGTGTCAACACCCGACAGTGTGACCACTCCACCGATATTCTCTCAACATCCCATCACTGGAACAATTGATAAGGAACACCGACATTATAGCACGCTTACAGGTCGCCGCGCTCGCTATCGTCCACGGCGGGCGCGTCCTGCTGCTTATCGCCCGGCGCGGGCACATGCACGTAAGCCATAATCAACGACAGACCAGCCAGGATAGCGGGCACGATAACCGCCGCCTGCTCCTGAGTCACGATACCGTACACGATACCGACGGGGATAAGGGCGGTAACAAAGGCATAAATTGCCTTACGCTGAGTTTCGTTCATAATCAGACCTCCAAAAATAGAACGAACGTTTTAGTTTACCTGTGCCAGGCACTTACCAACTTCCACACCGGCGGCCTTAGCCTCTTCCAGCTCCTTCATGAGCTTTTCCCAGGCGGCGCGCTTCTCGTCCACCTCAGCATGAGACAGCGGAGCCGGTGCATTATCAATGCCAGCTTCAATCTCATTCACGCGCTCGATCAGGTGGTCAAGCTGGTCATACCAGCGGCCCGGGCACGCGGTGTTGAAATAATCCTTGTGGCCGTGAATGTAGAAGCTCTTGCCGTAGAAAGTCTCGATATCCGCAATGACGTGCGCCAGAGTCTCGAAGTCCGCATCACTCATCTCAGGGCGGCACTCAATACCAATAGAACGAGCATTCGCGTTCCAATCGCCCGCGTGCCACGCGATATCCTTCAACTCGACCAGCTGCGCACACTTACCAGCTTCAACAACATAATGGGCGCTAGTACCCGGGCCGTTCTGGAAGAAGCGGCACACGTCATCAAACTTCTGACCATCAACGCCCCAGTGATGAATAACGATAGTATCGATATCGTCAATGGTGCGGCTTGCCGCCGTGAAAGATGCGGCGTTCCAGTGGGTAATGTCCACGTAATTACTCATGGGTAATCTCCTTATTTACGGTTGAAAAAAGAGCGTTCACTCTCTTATTCAAGTCCTGAATATCCTCAGCACTGCGATTATGACGTTCGCGAAAATCTATATGTTCCCGCTTAGATTCTCGGAAATCGCCGGTAAGCGACTCCAAAGAGTCCCTGATCTGCTCGACAATCTTTAGCGCCTGCGTTGAGTTGTCGCATGCTTCCCTTGAGTTTCTGATAGCCGCGTCTAGGTCATGACGCAAATTCGTGCCGTGGCTATTTTTTACCTGCGCCTTCACGTCGCTCTGCTGATTAGCGAGAGCTTCTAGCTTGTCTAGGATTACGGCATCTTGCGCCCGGCGCTCGGCTATCTCTCGTTTCTTGGCTGACTGAAAGTCTTTGAACCGCTTAGCTACTGTAGCTGCGGCGGCGGCTGTTCCAGCTTGCAGAATCACCCAGAAACTCTCTGTGAAATGTGCCCAAAAATCAGGCGGCATAGGCGCTTCTTTCTGTTGAATGAATATTCTCTTTTATCCTACACGCGCGCTCGAATCCAGCACAACCGGCATAGCCTTAACCAGGTACCGCGCCATGACCTCGTGAATCCCATCCCCAGGGTGCAGACCGTCGCCGTAATCCGTGTTCTTGAGCCCCAAATCCATACGCCAGATACGGCGGTTACCGCCGGGCGTGCTGCCTGCCAGGGACACGCTCGGGTTCCAATCCACCACGCCGCCGGTGCCGAACACATGCGCCGGGTCGCCCTTTCGGACGAGCTTACCGTCACCATCCACAACAGCACATCGTACAATGTCCTCGCCGGTAGCGCCTGCCTCGACCACAGCCGACCAGTCGCGCTTCATGGGTGCGCCATCCAGTAGCCATGCGTCCCATTTTAGGAAGCCAGGCACGTCAGAGACGGCTGTCTGCCCCTCTACGGTGCGCCACCCGTCACGGCTCGTAGTCTGCGGTGTAAGCGTCGACTTCACGATGCCCTGGATACCGTCCGCTCGGAGCTTTCGCCAATGATCCAGACCCAGCGTAAAGTTTGCGCCGTTGATTCCCAACTCGTCAAAACACATAGTCGCGCTCTTCACGCTAGGGCGGTAAAGCGTCGCGTAATCGTTGGTCGCGTGAATGTAATTGCGCCCGCCGGTCGCGTTCTTAGCCCACGCCACACCGGCGGCGATAGCCCACCGCTGGACGTGAGGGCGTGAGAAATGCATGATTGAATCACCCGTGAGCACCCACGCTGGTTTATTGGTCGGAGCCAAAATACGCGCCGGGCGTGCAGCCGGGAACATAGGCGTGTTCTCATTGTTAGGGCTGCTGAAACGTACACCGTTCCATGCCTGCTCAAAGTTCTCACCGGGCGCATACCACAGGTCTACACCGGGCAAATATCCCACCTGATCGCCCTGCGCTCGCCCGCCGTCCGTTGCCCCGGCGAAACCGTACCACGTCAAGACCTCGCCAGCGTTCGCGCTAATCGGTAGCGGGTCGGTCTTCACATGCACGATGCCAGGCACGGCGGGGCGCTCGACACGCGCTACAGGCTCGCCGCCGTTAAACGTCACCGGAACCGGCGCATCATCACCAACAGCAACAGCAGCCTTAATCTCCATAACGCGCGCCACATTGTCGGTCATCTGAATATCAAATTCAGCAACCGGGCGCAAAACATCAACCACCACGGGGATACGCGCGGCAACCATAGCGCCGGTCTTAGCGATACCCGAAACCGGCGAATTCATATAGGCGCAACCGCCGGCGATGTTCTTAACCGGCGCGCCTGCCGGGGGATTCACGGTACGCGGGGCGCGCCGCCCGGGGCCGGTAGCGGCGGTTACCCAGCCGCTGCCGTCCCAGGTCTTAATCTTCGCCTCGCGTCCGGTCTTCATATCCACGACACGCATTATGCGCCTCGCTTTGCCGCCGCTAGTGCTGCCTGCATCCACGCGGCGCTCTTAACCTCGTTCTTCTGGAAGAAGAGACCGGCCATGAGAAGCTCCTGATTATCCTGAACCGTCCAATCGACAAGCTTAAGGAACGTATTACCGGAGGTGTTACCAGCCCAGGGGATAGATGCCGCCTCGACACCGTTCACCCAGCCACGGAGGGTAGAGCCGTCGAAAGTAACAGCCAGCAACGCAAGGTCACCGTCTGCGATAGCGAGGTTAGCGGCGGCGTTCTTGGTCACGGTACCAGAACCACTGTGACCAAAGTCCACGGAACTAGACGCGCTGCCCTTGCCAGTGATGAAATCGAATCGGGGCATAGAGTTATCCCAGAGGGCACCAAGGCGTACCGCATTAGTGGCGTTGCGGTTAATCTTAATCAGAACGCCAACAGTGAATGTGGTAACGTCTGCCGGGGCGTAGTTTGCGAACTGATAACCGTTACCGTTCGCCTTTGCGGAGGTTGCGCCAACACCGATACCTGCGCCGCCCGGCACCAGGCGATCACTGTACTTGCTAACCAGGTTTAGCGGGGCGGTGCCACGGTCGCGCGGTGCGGTAGTACCCGGCGCATCATCAAGGCGCATGTATGAGGTGAGCGGCATTACCGCGTCATCAAATGCGCTAGATTCCGCCTCGAAGCTGTAAGACCAGCTAACCGGAGCACCCACCGCAAACACAAAGCCCGGCTTGGGCTTAGCGGTGATGGTAACCGTCTTAGGCGGCTCAACCGAAACGGTACCGGCAACGTCTCGACCGTCCACCTGATAGGTCACACCCTCAACGGTAGGAATCGTGTAGCTCTTGCCAGCGCTAGAGAAAGTCGGAGCCGCCGGGGTAACGACCTTTTTCTCAGGTTCACCCGGGTTAGCGGGCACCGGGGCGGGCGCGGGTACAGCCTTACCCGACGGGTCTACCCACACGACAGGCACACCGTGCATAGTCGCCGGGGGCTGAGTCTCAGAACGAACCACCCACACACCGAACGCCTTAGCCACAGACTCAGCACTAACCGCGCCACTACCGCCGCCGTTAGCCGCGATCATCTCGCTAATCTCTGCCTTGAGAGCTGCCGGAGCCTTGCCGTTAGGCAAAAGACCCATAATGTTTACAGCCATTTCCTAATCTCCAATCTCATAATTGCCGCCGCCGGTATGCGCGGTGCTGATACCATGCGGGACGTATTCGCCGTTGCCGGTGGTGGTGATGGTCGCACCATCCGGTAGCTCCAAAGCCCATACACCGTTAGCACTGGACACGATGCGAACGTCACCGCCGGTATTCGGTGCCGGGGTATCCGGTACAGGTTTCACCGGGGGCGCGGGCGGCGGCGTAGGTACCGGGGTGTTACCGCCGGTATCCGATACAGGCGGCTTCAAATCCTGAATGACCGCGCCCGCCAAATCAACCGTAGCGCCCGCCGTAACTCGGAGCGTGAACGCCCTGAAAGCCACCGCAAAACCGGTACGCGAATCATACAGGCGCGGGGTAACCAAATACTCCACTACACCCGATTCTACCGGCGACGCGAGAAGCCTGATACCTTCTTCCTGCTGCTCGCCGCCGTCGGAGTAGAAAATCTCAGAGGCATAAAGCGCCCCGTCTTCACGGACATAACCGATAACCGGGGCGGGTGCGAAAATAGCGCCTGCGTCTGCGCTCCAGTTCTTAGGAACAAATTCTACGGTGCCCTTGACACGGTACCCGGCTTGAAACCCCTTGAACCGCGCGATTACTCGACCATACGAAGCCATTTTTTAGCCGCCCTTCACAGTCTCGGAATTGACCTCAATAATGGCGTTCTTGCCCATGTTTGCCGCGCGTAGCGGGGTCGGAACCTTCACACAGGAATTGCCGCGCATGATAACGTCATGCGCCCACGACTCGACAAAAAAACCGTACTTTGCGCCGGTCGCCTCGCCGTATTCGCTCTGGCTATAGCAACCCTGCATGTTCAAACCCCAAGCCCAATTAGCCACGAAATAATCAGCTGCGCTAACCGGTGCGTTGCTCGACACGGCACCCCACGAACTCGACGCGGCGCGGCAACCGACAAACTGATTAGCGGTACCCACGATAGCGAACCCGTGCCCGCCGTTCTCCTGCGCCGTGCACGCGGTGAAAATATTGCGTCCACCGTGAATGTAGAAGCCAGCACCGTTCTTCACGGCGGCGTGCGGGTGCTCAGCATTAGCGCCCTTGGTATCCCAGATAGAACCCTTAGCACCTTCTACACCGCTATTAGAGCGGCGGTTATACCAGGACTTGCACGCCGTGAAAGTAGTATTAGTGGTGTAGCACTCAATGCCAGCGAAACCGCCGCCGCTAATATTCGCGCCGCTAACGTCCACCGCGTCTAGGATATTGTCGCCCGCGCCGGTCTCGCGCTTACCGTCCACCTTAGCGCGCGGGTGCTCCAGCGGCTTACCTACGCACACACCAAATTCACGGGTACGGCGAACACGGACGTTGCGCACCTGGCACGCCTGATCGTCAAGACCAAACAACGCGATACCGAACGCCATGCCCCAGATAACGACGTTTTCGATGCGGTGTGCCCCGTCCGGCTCGGGAGGATTCGCGCCTATCTCAGTGTGAAAAACAATGCCACCAACATTAGCGGGAATATTGCCGGTATGGGTACGGCGGGCGTGCTCTGCCTTGATGAACAGGTCGCTAACACCCATTAGAATATTGCCGGTGCCACGGCGCGGCTCGTCATAATTTCCCGCGTGAATAACAGCAGTCTTCACCGGGGCGGGTACGGAAATATCCGCAAAAATCACGGTTGATTCTCGACCTGCGCCCTGCAAATGCACCGAACCCAGAAGCTCAATAAAGGGGTAGCTCACCTTGTAGCTGCCCGCCGGGAGATGCACGGTACCGCCGCCGCGCTCGGCCGCCTTCTGGACAGCGCGGTTAATCGCCGCCGTAGAATCCACCGCGCCGGTAGGGTCTGCATTAAATTCAGTCACGGCGTTCAGGGACGCGCTACGATTCTCGACCGTAGCGGCGGTACCGCGTGCCTGCGCCTGTGCCACGTGCTGACTAAACGCGGTAGCGTCCAGCTTAGGGGCGGCGGCGGTAGCGGCGGCTTCCTGCGCCACGCGCTTCACATGCGCTAGTGCCGCGCCCTCCAACTCGTTATTTTCATCAAGTGTAACTAGGGTAATATCGCCAAAACGTGCCATGCTACGGCATCACTCCATTTGCTAGGTCTCGTTCATTTACTCGGACAGCCCCGGCGGGCACCGGCGCGGGCGGCGCGATCAGCTCAGCTAGGGTAGAGTCCTTAGCCACCGTAACCAGCGTGTCACGGATTTTAGCCACCTGCCCAGTCTCAGCATTATCAATCTTGAACCGGGCGGTGTATTCACCCGGCGGTAGGTCAATCGCGAAAAAACCCGTAGGGTCTAAAATTGCCTCGAAGTCACCAACCAGGATATTTACGCGGTCGCCCCGCGCGCCTAGAACCACGTCTGCCAGCGGGGAAAAAATCACCCGCCCCCGGTACGGCTTGCCGCCGGGCGTGCTGAACCGCGCCGTAATTTTAGCCATGATGCATCATCACCATTCAATAATATTTGACTTATCCGACACCCAGGAAACAGCCGGGATATGCAGCTCACCGCCGCGCTCCACAGGCACCGAAATATCACTATTCGCGCGAATAGAAATATAACCCTCCATGAAATTAATGCGGCAAACCACGGGGAAAATACCAGCCGCGCGAGTATTCCACAGAGCGGGGAAAATAGTTTCAGTGTAGCGCTTAGTGCGCAAATTCTCGGGAATCAAAACACCCAGCACAGACCATTCACGGCGCACTGTGTAATCAAATGCATTGCGCTGTAGAATACCGGAAAATTGGCAATAAAAACCCTCGGTAATCGGGTTAGTGATAATGCCCGCGTTGTTCGGAGAAGACGGTGACAGAACCCAGCCGGGCATGAAATTAGCGGGAATCTGCCTAGACCCTGCCACGCGTGCCCACACCTCACCGGATCCGTTCACAGCCGAACGACGATAGAACGAACGTTCGCTATTCACATAGGCGATAGTGCCGAACGGCTGCGTCTTTGCCGGGGGTAGATTATCGACATCCTGAACGTCAATCGACGGGGAAACACGCGGCTTCTTGATATTCACCTTAGCCTGCGAAAGCAGTTCATTAGGCTTACGGATAATCTCACAGAAAACAAGAAACTTTTTATTTCCGCTGTAATTAATCGGTGCCTTAAAAAGCTCAAGCTTAAGCGGCTCGCTATCCTGTCGGAGCGGGTCTAGAACAATAGCCAAAACATAGGTAGTTGTTTCGGTCACCGGCGGGCACGGCAAAGAAACCTTGCCGTAAATGCGGTGGTAATAACCGCCTACCGTCGCGTGAGCGAAACCTGTAGCGGCGGGCGGTTCAACCGACACCGTATTAGATGCATTGTCAAGACTGATACGGTAATCGCCGGTACCCTCATCAATGGTGCCGTTTCCTAGCGCCGTGGTGACACTGCTCCACTGTTCACCGGTTAGCGGTTTGTTCACTACCGGAAATGATTCCTCAACGGCGGTAATATTTGTGAATCGTCGTTCATCTGCCATGTTTTCGCCCTCCTGTTAGATGGTTGCCAGCTGCGCAATTTCACGGCGCAACCGCTCGATTTTCTCTTGTGAGAGCGTCAGGTCAAGCGCCCCGGCGGTTAGCTCGACGGTACGCGTATCGTCGCTCCACATAATTTTAGCCTCAACGACGCGAGAATCATAGGGCGTTACGTTCGGTGCCACATCAAGCGTGATAGTGTCGCCTACATCAAACGCTACACCAAATTTTCGGGTCTCGCTTTCCTGTACGGTCACCTTCATGATGCGCTCTGAGATACCCTTATACAGCTCCTCATTAGCGGTCTTTTCCAGCGCGCCCGCGTCGTCCGTATCCCTGCGGTCTTTAAAAATCTCGATGCGCCGCCTCCATGAGTCGAGACGCTGCCTAGAGTCTAGCCGCCTGTCCACGCCTTCGCCCTGTCCACCGACGATAACGGCGGTCACACTAGGGGCGCGGTCGGTCATTTCCCAGCCGATAACCTCACCGGAAACCCAGGACAGACGCACGCGGCGCGATAGGTTACGTGTAGGGATCGTGTCGAAGACCAGCCCGCCCGGTTGAAACTGAACGTTCATTCTCAAACTGCCGCCGGTTGCCAGCGGCTCCACCACATCCAGCAAGTTTTTTAGGCGCGTGTCCACGGCGGCATCACCACCGCGCCCCTGAGAGGGCGCAACAGAAAAGCCGGGCACGCGGCGGGCTTCCAGCGCCTCGACACCAAGATTTTTAGTGACAAGATTTTTAATCACGGTCTCAGCTGCGCCGTGTTCACGCCACCGCGCCGCCTCCTGCGCCGTCTCCTCATGCGCCGGGTCTGGATACGTGAGGCGGTCACCCAGGAACACCAGCTCAGATGTACAGGTGACCTCCACCTCAAGATTATTATCTTTGGCCGTGCGGAAAAACTGTGTAATTACACCGGACACTTTAAAATTGCCGTCCTGCACCACCAAGCCCCATCCCTCGCGGAGGCGGGTCGCCTGCTGCGCCGACTCTGCCGACACATTCACTATGAACGTGTCCGGTCGGTTGAGGCGGCGCATCATCTCGATTTTGGACGCGATGAGGAACCCGCGCGGGCGGTAATTCTCATCCCTCATCAAAACCTGAACGGACATTCGGTTTAGATTCCCTTCACGTAGCGGGGCTTGTAAATCAACGCAATTTCTGAACGTTCATCCATACCGGAACCGGTAACCTCGATAGTATGCCTGCCCGTGCCTAGACGGAACAGCTTAGAATCAGTGGTCACCCTATCCCAGAGTGAACCCGAACGGTCATTCTGTGAATAGATATCGAATACCGTAGTATCCACCGTGACAGTCTCACCCGGGGCGATAGTGCCCGTGATACTGAATGACTCGCCGGTTTCCTTATTGGTTACTCGAACGTCGGTTACTGCGCCGGTAATCTGCCAGATAGGGGCCGAATCCACGTCGCCGCTAATCGTAATCTCACGGCTGCCATTCACCACGGACGGCGACAGAATAACGGGGAAAAACTTGTGTGTCTTCACCATTTCGCCGCCGCTGATAAACGGCTTGTAATTGCCTCGCACGTTCCAGCTAATAGCCGTATCCGATTCCCAGAAATACGGATCATGAGCAATTAGAGTTAGCCCTACCTTGTAGTGCCAGCCTCTAAAGTCATTGCCGAAAGTTCCACCCAAACCAGATTTATAAACGACGTTAATAAAACGGGGTGCCTGCCCCGGGCGGCGAACCTCCAAAACCGAAGATTCGCCAACCCGGGGATTCAGAGCCGCTACCAGCGCATCCCAATTAGCGAGACATTCCGCCTGCGATTCACCCCAAATCATGAGCGGAATAAACAGCTCACGCTCTTTCAAACGGAGCGAACGCACATAGCTACCGCCGCCGTCGTTCCGCTGCACCGTGCGCCAGTCAGGCTCAGGGATACCGAACCCGTCCAGGCCCTCTAGAGCTGTAAACGCCGTGGTTGCAACTGAGGAAAAGTTAAAAACTTCGCCGCCCAGACCGCCCGCGTGCAAATACAGCGTAGGGGCGGGCTTGCTCATATCAGGCACTCAGTAGCTCCTCTCGACGCTTCCGCTTCATAATCTCCTCTGCCACATCCACAGCATCCAAGCCATACACATTACCAATGGTAATACCGCTATTGGTGGTGCTCGACGCGGTGTTGTTCGCGATAGAATACATGGCCTTCCACTGCGAATCAGTGAGCACGTAATCAGGGGTAGCGCGGCGATGGTCAATCACCTGTACGCCCTTATTTATCTTACCGCCTCGGTCATAAAGAGAAGGAACAATCGCGTTTTTAAACGCGGTAGACCCATTGACCAGACCGCCGCCGCTGTAGCCATGACCATGACCGATAACCCCAAGCTGCCCACCGAAACCGTAGCGCGCGGTAGCGTAACGCATACCGGCAACCAGGTTAGCCAACGGATCCAGGCGGTTATTGGGGAGCGACGGGTCACGGAACGCGGCGAAAGTCGCACCGATAACCTGCACAAGACCCATAGCCAAATCGCCGGTGATAGTGTTGATATCGACATACCCGGACTGTGTTACGTTCGGGTCACCGTTAGATTCACTCTGAATCTGCGAAAGCCACGCATTGATGTAGGCATCCGTAGCGGGCAAACCGGCAATACCCAGAGCTTGAACAACGGTATCACGCCAACGCATAACGCCGCCGCCGGACGGTGCCACAGCGTGCGCACTTGCCGCGTCGCGCCCGTGTTCGTCCTTGCCCTTAAGCTTCTCGACCACCCAATTTTTCGCGCCGTCGAGAATCGCGTCACCGCCGCCTCGCATCACGTCGCCCGCGTAACCAGGGAATAGGCCAGATATGCCAGCAATGAGGTTCTTCGCCGGGGTGATAGCCACGTCCAGAACCTTACCCGCCGCCGTGCCTGCAAGCTCACGTACAGCATTTACACCAGCATTTACAACATTTACACCAGTGTTAATAGCGTCGGATATCATACCGCCAATATCGAAACCGGGCACGTGGCCATCACGCACACCAAACGGCGCGGCGAACGACTCACCGACACGCGGCGCACTAGCACCAACCAGCGCGGCCGCCGGTAGCTCACCGGTGCGGTTCAGGTGATCCAGCACGCCGGGGTTTTCGCGCTCGAAGCGCTGCCGCGCCTCTTTCCTAATGACGAACTCGTCACGGTGGACGATACCCGCCGGTTCGTACTTGCCGCCCTTACCGGTATAACCACCGGTCGCCCAACCGGAGAGGTTAATCTCAGGGATTTTACCGATATTGAAAGTGCCTGCGAGGTTATTAAAGTTCCTAATGAAACCATCATTAACGACGGTCTGCAAAACCCATTTAACCGGCTGCTTCACAACATCAACAATGCCATTCCAGAAACGACCGATAGCGTCCACCGCGTTACGGAACGCGTCCGGGATAGTGCGAGTAACGAAATTCGTTAGTGCGTCAAAAACGGGCTTAATACCGTTTTCCCACACACCACGAATAACCGACTGAATACCATCCCAAACCGGGCGCACGACATTATCCAGCAACCAGCGGAACGCCGACGAAATAGCGTCAATAGTCGCCTTAATTGCCGGGAAAATAACGCCGTTGAAATAGTCGGTAAACGCCCTGATGACATTCTGAATAGAATCCCAGACAGGCTTAACAACATTCTCGTACAGCCACTTGAATACGGAGCCGATAGCGTCGGTAACCGACTTAATAAGGGGCTGCACAACGCCGCTGTACCACTGCACGACAATATCAATACCACGGCGAATGTTTTCCCAGACCGGGGAAACAACGTTATTCCACAGCCAATTGAAAATGTCGCCAATGATATTAGATACGGTCTTGAATAGCGGCGCTACCGTGTTATTGAACCACTGAACAACGCCGTCAATAATGCCCTTAATGCCGTTCCATACGGGGGTTACGACGTTATCACGGAGCCAATTAAAGATATTACCCAGAATATCAATAACGGTTTTCACGGCGGGAACAAGAGTGTTATTAAACCAGTCCAGGAAACCGGAAATAATGTCCTTAATTCCATTCCAGACCGGAATAATAATATTCTCGTACAGCCACTTGAAAATAGGTGCTAGAACATTCTCAACGACAGCCTTTAGACCGTCGAAAATGGTAAGAATGACCGCAATAACGACGGCGATAACGGTTTTAATTGCAGTCCAAACCGGCTGAACAACATTATTGTAAAGCCACTCAAAAACAGCACCGACAGCCTTAACGCCCGCGTCGAACGCCGGAACAAACGAATTGTTCCACCAGTCTACAACGCCTTCAATTGCGCCCTTTACGCCCTCAAATACGGGCTTAACCACATTCTCGTACAGCCAGTTGAAAACGTCGCCAACAATTTTTACGCCTTCATTGAAAGCGGGCACAAATGAGGTGTTCCACCAATCAATTACGCCCTTAATTGCCTCGACAATCCATTCAAACGCGGGCTTTACCGCATTTTCATACAGCCAAACAAAAACGTCGCCGATAACCTTTAGAGCACTGTCTACAAAATCCTTAAACCAGCCGATTTTGTTATATGCGAGGACAAGACCGCCGATAATCAAGCCAATAACGACCAAAATAACGTTAGTCTTGCTAAATGCCGCCGATGCCTTGTTTAGCGCCTCCTGCGCAACCTTAACCAGCGTAATAGTCTTCTGATAAGTGCTCCACGCCGTGAAAGCTGCCGTAATACCAGCCGCAAACGGAGCCCACAAGCCCACATTTTCGACAAGCCACTTACCAATATCGCGAATAGCGCCGCCAATCTGATTAAAAACACTGACCGGTTCGCCGTAATCCTGAAAACCATAAATGCCCTTGAAAAAGTCCATGAACGCCGTACCGACAGTATCCAACACAGGCATAACATGGTCACGGAACAGCGGAATAATGCCATTCTGGAAAGCGTTTTTAATCGTTTCCCAGACATTACGCGCGACAAATGCCGCGCCTTCCATAAAGCCAGGAAAACCCGCGCTCGTAATATCACCGTTAAATTCATTCCAGGCCGCGCCGAACGCACGGAAGCCGCCCGCTACCTCATCCAGTACCGGGCTAAGCGCCTTACCGAACACGTCCATAATCTTAACGACCACAGGAAGAATAGCACCGCCGATTTTGGTACTCATATCCTCCAAGCGCGCGTTAGCCACCTGCATTTTATGGGCGAACGTGTCGGATTCCTTCGCAAAATTGCCCTGAGCGTCCTTAGACTGCTCGAAAAGCAAAGCCTGAGTAATAAGCTGCTTCTGCTGAGTGGTGAACGCGCCGCCTGTCTTGGTAATGCCCATCTCTAGACCCTTAGCGGTAAGCGCGGCATCATTCAATGAAATACCGTAGCGCTCGATAGGATCCATTTCACCACGAAGAGCGGAGCTGATAGCATCAATTGCATCTTTCGTGGTGCCGCCGTACAGGGACGCCAAATCAGCACCAAGCCCAATAAGCGAGTTAGTCTTATCGCCTAGCTCGTCAATGCTCGTACCGCCGTTCTTCAAGCTTGCACCAAGCACGCTAGCCAGTTCGTTATAGGCGTTCTTGGAGATACCGACGGTATCCGATGCCGCGTCAGCGTAAGCGTGCATCTTGTCAGCGGAGCCCTTGAACACAGCGTCCACAGCACCTACAGACTGCTCAAGGTCGCCCGCCTTAAACAGTGCGTCCTTACCGGCGTTGAAAATACCCACGCCAGCAAACAACCCACCGGCGGCGGCAATAGTACCAGTAAACGCGCTCTTAAACCTGCCGCTGCTCTCACGCCCGGCGTGCTCAGCCTGCGCCGATACGCCGCTAAAGGCTTCCTGCATGTTCTTGTCTACGGTACCGCGTAGACCGCTAAAAGACTTGGAAAACGCATTGCGGAAACCGGCGAAGCGCCCGGTTGCCTTCTCGGTCGCACCACCCAGCGCGCCGGTCGCCGCCTCTGCCTCGTGCAAGTTCGCCTTAGCCGCCTTCAACGCCTGCGCGTGCGCCGTCGTCTGGCTAACCGCATTTCGGGAAATGCTCGTGTACTTCTCACGGGCACTCACAAGGCGCTGCTCTGCACCAATCTGCCCGCTGGTCGCCGTCGAAACACTAGCACGGGCGCTATGCACCGCCGCCTCAGCACGCGCGATAGCATCAGCACTACCGCCGTTAGCACGAAGCGCACTAAGACGACTCTCAGCAGCACCAAGACGCGCATTAGCCGCCTCAGTCTTAGACATGGCCGCGCTAACGTTTTCCTGCGCCTGCTTGATAGTGGACGCGGCGGCCGCGCGCTTTCGTGCCATAACGTCCGCACTCTGCGCTAGAGCACGGTCTGCACTCTCGACCTTCGCGCGTAGACCTTCAACGTCAATGTTTTTAGTCTGGCTAAAGCCCTTAGCCATGCCGTCGCCAATTTCACGACCGGCGCGGGCACCGATAGAGCCTACACCGCTAAGAGCCTTAGAAACCTGCTTTGAGAGGGTGGAAGTCTCCACCGCAAGCGTAAGATAACTAGTCGCTAGCTCGATTGCTGCCAAGACTTCCACCCTCCATAGATGAAATACGCTATTTAATTCCCAGAATTAAAAAGCTTATTGTATTCTTCGATAGTCATTACGTCGCCCGTAATGACTTCCTCATTATCCTTAATGTCGCCGGGGCGCGGGCGGCGCGTCCATTTATCGACCTGTTTTTGGTCAAATGTGCGTTGTGCGTTGCCCATGCTCAAAAGGTCAAAAATATTCACAAGCTCGCCATAATACGGCAAACCCCACACCCAGTTATCGGGATCCTGCGCAATATGCAGAGGTGAGCCGGGCGGCGCGGTTTTAATGGCCGCGTGAATATTAGCCCAATTGTTTTTACCGGTTCTTTTCCCGTCCCAATTCAAACCCAGTTCAAGAAGCCGGGCGCGTACCTCGTCTTCATGCTCTTTAAATGAATTGAGACAGGCTATTACTTTCCCAGTTCGCCGCTATTCCATTCCTCGAAGAAAGTTTCAATCTCCTCAGAATCCAGCGACTTAATAGCGTCAATATCCTCAGTCGGTACGCCTACTTCTTCAAGCCAGCGGTAAAGCGCGTTAAAATCGCCGGTGCGCAAATCGAGCGCGTAAGTCTGCGGGATCTGTCGCATGGAGGGGAGCTTAAACTCACCCTCGAAGATAGAAGATTCAAAAGTGTTATAGGTGTACTGCTTCTCGTACTTGCGGACGCGCTTCTTTGCCTTGAGTGCGTTACGTGCTGCGCGAGAAGCGGCGGGGGTCTTAGTGGCCATGTTCGATTTTCTCCAATCTCGGTTATGTCTGATTTTCAAAAAAAGGGTATCCCCGCGCCCGCCCCGAAAATCAGAACAAAAAAGGGCGGGCGGGGAAAAATTAGGGGCTATTAGCCTACGCCAGGACCGGCGGCAACAGGGTTAGACGGGGTGGTCTCCACAAATTCCCAGTAGCATACGCCGTCCTTATCTGCCAGAGCCTCGATAGTCACCTCAAAACCGGTAATCTCCTTATGAGACAGGTTCACATCACCGGAAACGGTAATCTGACCCTTAGGCACAACATAACGCTTACGGCCACCGGTAGAAGCATCCTTAGTCTCGATAATGTAGACCTTTTCCGGTGCAATATCTGAGGTGTGCTTAATTGCAATAAAACCGCTCTTCTGCTGAACCTGATTATCGCCAAAAGCAGTCTTCAAAACGTCCACGTCGAGAGTGGAAAGAAGAGTACCGGTAATGGTAGCGGAATAGTCAGAGCGGATAGTGCGGATAGTAACGCCGCCCCAAACCTTAATCTTATCGTCGCTTGCATCATGCGAAAGCTTGAGACCGTCCTCAGTCACATAACCCAGCTCCTTAAAAGCCGCGTTCAGAACGGAAGTCGGATCAGTAGGGGTAACGGTGCCAATAGGCGCAAACTTAATGCCGCCGGTGACATTTACCGGCTTAGCAACATAGGTAGCGTCAAGAGCCATAATTTAATCTCCAAACATTTAAACACTAAATTTTAGTGCTAATAGTATTTTCGGATTTTACCGCAATTTCCACGGTAAAAGTATAAGCCGGTACGCGGGGCGAATCGGACGGATTATAGGCGGGTGAATCGACATTATGCGGGTCAAAAATAACCGGCGCATTTGTGAAAACCCAGAGACAAAAAAGCTCATGAATTTTTTCCGCCAAATCATATGCCCCGCCCGGTTCAGGGTGCCTAACGTCGATAGTCACACGCCCCCGGCGTAGGTTAAATTCCTGGCTATTGCCGCCGCCGTCACGAATCAACACTAGCGGCGTAGACCCGTCCCAGCCGGGCGGCTCCTCATCACGCGCGATAGTCGCGCTAAGATTCAGACCTGAGAAATAGCGGTAGCACGCGGTCACCGGCGAATCTACACGCCAGATTTTAGCGTCCAGCATCAATAGCCCTCATGAGTGAATTATGTTTCCGGTTGTGCGCTGCCGCGCGTCCGGTCGCCATGACAGAGACAGCGCCGCGCGGGTCTTCCAGCTCCAAAACAGTCACCTTGTAGCCCATTGCTTCACCACCGGCGGCGGCTGCAATACGCCGCGCCCGCTTCTCAAGGTCACGGATAACCGCCGGGTCTTTACGCAAGGCTTTTAGCGCCTTCTCATTGAAAACCAATTTATCGCGTGTCATGCCTCTACCCGCCTAACCTTACATTCCGTGTGAAAAACCGCCCCGGTGAAAATGTTCTTGATAGGCGGTGCCACACCGATAACCTCAAAGAATGAACCTTCTATTTCCACCCGGTCACGGGCGCTAACCCGCGTGCCAGGCTCCAAATAGAGCACATGCTCCAATACGTCCGGCGTGCCAGCCTTACCAGCCGGGGACTCCTCGGAAACCGTCGGAGCGTCCAGAAACGCCGTGATAGGTTCGCGTGTCTCGGTCACCGTCTGGAAGCCGCGCGAATCCTTACCGGAACGGCGGCGAATCAACACCGCCGGGGTACTGTACCGTGCAAGTGAAAGCATGGCTAGATCACCTGTTCCAGCTTGTACGGCGCGAGCGCCGCGCGTTCAGTCTGCAAGAGATACCCGCCGGTGCTTTCGCCGTCCTTAGAGCCGTAGCTCACGTACTGAGTACCGGCGCGTTGGCTCGTGATATTGCCCGCGTCCATCTCCAAACGCTGCCGAACCGACTTAATGACAGACTGCACCGCCGGGACGTAATCCCAGCCATGCCGCGCGGCCACAACCACAGCGCCCGGCTTCTTAGGGGTAACCATGCCAGGCGGGAGCTGTACCCAACCATCCGTTGAAAACGAATAGTCGTTCACGGGTACGCCGTCCACCGAAACCGAATAAACATTCTCTACATGGTTACTCGGAAGATGGAACCGGTTACCGCCGGTACCGTCCAGCCTAAACGTCTCCTCAAGCGAGGGGGAAACATGCCAGCCACAATAGCCGCGTACCATTTCCCCGGCAACTTCATCAAGATTCACCGGAACATTAGCGTTAGCAAGCGACGGATAACGCATATTTCCCCCTCTCAAAAGGAATAACCGTTTTACTTCAAGGTGAGCTTACCGAAAGCCTTCGGCTGCTTCACAGCCAACAGAAGACGCTCTTCTGCCAGCACGCGGAAGCGGTTGTACAGGAAATCATCATTAACGTTGTTGCTAACTTCCACGCGTACGCCGCCCTTACGGTACACGGTAGCGCCCTTAGAACTACCGATGAGCACGGTCTTAGGCGGTACAGCCTTAGACACGTAGATAGGCACACCGAACGCGTTCAGGTCTGCCACAAACGGGCCATTGCCATACGGTGCGTACGCGGGGCCACCAAACAGGTACTGGCCGTTAGCGTCGGTAGCCAGGCGAATACCTGCGATATCCTCAGGGTTCACGATGACCGCATCAACCGACATACCGGAAGCCGCTTCAATCTTGGTCTTAACCTTGTACATGCTTTCCAGCACGTCCTTAGCGGCGGTGGTCGCTACAGCCTCGGAGAAAATACCCGGGGTAGACAGAATACCGGTGAGGTCATTACCGGTACCGGTACCGGATACGATCTGTTCCTCTTCGGCCTTCTTGAGCTCGTCGAGAAGCTGCTCATTGATGAGCGAGGACAGGAAGCCCGCATCCTCGGCCATTTCGTCGGACTGTGCAACCCAGCCCGCAATCTTGCGGAGCGGGAGGGTCTTAGTCTCGAACGGCGGGGCGGTAGCGCCGGGCTTCTTGCCGTTCTCACCAACCACGCCGGGGCGGCCACTCGAAGAAGTCCACTCGTTAGCGACAAAATAAGTCAGGGAGTTACCCGACAGGGTACCGCTCGACAGCCACGAAGAGATAGAGAACGGGAGCATGTACGGCTTAACGACGTTCTTATCAACGTCGGTAAGCGCAACGGTCAGACCGTTACCGGTAACCGCGTTAGTGGTGGTAGTGGGGTCGCCCGGCGCCTTAGAGCTGTAGAACTCGCCTCGGGTGTGCTGAACCTGCGCACCCAGAGCCGAAAGAGTCCCGGACTTCATGAACGCGGCGGCAACCTGTTCACCCAGCGAACCAGCCGGGGCGGGGGTCTCAACCTCTGCCGCCTTCACGGATTCGCGCGCGGTGCCCATGCTCTTAAACAGGGCGGCGGCTTCATCTGCCGCGTCTACCTTAGCCTTGAGTGCGGTAACTTCCTCGCTAACAGCCTTAAGCTCTGCTACGTCACCTTCACCGTTTTCAACCGCTTCAAGGATAGCCGCGCCCTTCTTCTGCGCCTCATCCAAGAGCTCACGAATTGCCTTAGGCATAGATTCGCTCCTTTACTTCTTCACACTAAAAATGTTCTGGAAATATTCGCGCTCGATGTCTGAGAGCGTACGCGACTTGACCGGCGCGGGGGTCTGCTCATTGACCGTTTCCGGTTCCTCTGAGTCACCCGCCGTATCCAGTTCCTCATCACTACTATCAGTCTTAGCGGAATCAATGATATTACGGAGAACGTCTACTACTTCTTCCAGCTGCTCGATAGCGCCGGGGGTAGAAATAGAAATAGAATCGTCGTTCTTCATAGCCGATTTTACCATGTCGATGCTCGTAGCGGTGTTCGCACCAATCTGCACTACGGAGACCTCAAAAATATTCAATTCTCGAAGCTCATTCACGCCGCCGAATTTCGCGCCCTTCTCAGGTACGAAGTGGCTATCAACCACTTCATAGGCGAATGACATTTGGTTCACCGCGCCCGCCTTCAAAGCACGGTACGCGGCCGCCGCCTTGGGATTATCCAGATCCAGGCTAACGCGAACCTTGAGACCATGCTCATCTTCCACGGCGCTAATGGTCTTGCCTAGAATGAACTCGGGGTCATCCATGCGGTGACTCCAATAACAGGGGATACCTGCGCCGTCGTTCGGGAACGACTTAGCCAGGGACTTACTGAACGCGCCCTTAATCACCTTGTCGCCGTAAGAATCGACGTTGCCGAAAACGGAGGCGTAACCCTCAAAAATGCCGCTGCCGTCCTCGGTCTCCTTGAATCCGGTAGCGTCCTTAAACTGAATGGTCATTCTATTTCTCCTCAAATGCAGTAATCATGTCCACGAACGCGCCGCTCTGCATCTTAGCGAGCGCGTCGGTAATGCCCTTTGCAAATTCTGCGTTGCCGTCCAGGTCATCAGTCAGCTCACGGGTGAGCCTGCCCCACGGCATGGAGTCAATTCCTCGCGCGGTCTTGATGCGGTCGCACCGCTCCAAGAATTTTAGAATGACCGTTCGGTTTTTTCCGCCGCCCTGAAACGCGGTGCCGCCGTCCTGCGGGCTTGTCTGCCCCCCCACTACCACATTTAGCGGGGTGATCAGCTCGTCAGCACCGGGCATATCCAGCGGAGGCAAATTCATAAGCGCACGTGACTCATTGCGGGTCATCCACGCGCCGCCGGTCGCCGTGGACATGATAGCGGCCTGCGTCTCGAAGTCGCCGCGTAGCATCCCCTCGGTGTTGAACTCTACGAAAAATTCCGTGTTATCAATGCCCAGGATAGGGAGCACAAACGCATTGATACGGTCTTCGATAAAACGGATACGCGCGCCTAGCGTGTTCTTGAACAACATGCGGTTACGCTCTTTCAAGCTGCCGTATGTCTCGGTGCTATCTGCGCCAACCATACCGGGCGGAATTTGGTAGACCTGCGCCACGGTCTGCAACGACAAGCGGACACTATCCGCCCATTCCTCATCTGCTGACTTGAACGCATTGGATTTAATCTCAATGCCATCTTCAAGAAGTGGCGTAGAACCGGCACGCGCGCCCGTGTCGCTCGTAAAGTCTTCCCACATGGAATAGAAGCGGCGGCGCGCCGTGTTATCCCAATCCGGGGCGTTCACCGGACGGGAAAGATAGGTACCCACGCGGCCATGATTACGCCAAAACTGAACGCGGTATTTTCGCGAATGGTAATTCTCTTCCAGAACAAGGCGCAAAGAATCCACCGGGGACGACGGGGACGTTAGCCCGGGACTCCAGCCATTGAACGCAACGCAATTTTCAGGGGAGATTTTCAGCTCCTCGGAGCCGCCGGGAACCTTCACGGAGTAGTAATCAACTGTCGAGAAGTCCGCAAAAACCGGCGATACCCAGCCCGCCGGGAACGGGTGAATCTCGGTAGAACCATCTTCACCCGGTGCAAAAAACCAATACGCCCGGTTGTACAACGCCATGTCAGCAACCAGGGCATAGATCAGCTCGTATGCGGTCATGTATTTGTTCGGGTTCACCGACAGGCGCGCGTGTGCCAGCGACTCGGTTTCACGCGAGCGCGAACCATCACCGCCGCGCTTGAAACTGTGTAGCGAGAGCTGCGCAATGTTGGAAGCAAGGAAGTCAATGGCGGTGCGCAAATGGGGTTGATAGCGGTACATGCTTTCATATGATGCGTTCTGCGGAGACACGTTATCAGCACCGCCGCCGCCGTTCACGAAAATATCAACCGGTCGCCCGTCCCAGGCCGCCGCCGTACGCGGGGTACGCGAGCGGAACGCGTCCACAATGATATGACCAATATTAGAGATACCAGGCGCTACCACCATTTACCCCCTTCATCCTCTTCTTCCTGCTTATACCACATCTCGGACTCATTATACGCACTTTCTTTGCGCGCCCCTGCAACCGTGTTCAGCAAACCCCATAGGGCGAAAGCGGCGGCGCACGCCGGGGCGATGTCTACCGGCGACTTCTCACGATTGAACAGGAACGCATCACCTGTGCTCTTCGTGCGAATCTCAGACAGGGCACCAACTAGCGTTTCCTGCTCAATCCAAGAAACAGACTTCTCCATCACGCGATCATAGAAAAGGCCGTAGGCATTGGGTAGGTCGCCGCCTTCACACCGAACAACCGGGGTGCCCGCCTGTTCAATGAACGGGATTAGCGAAGAAGCTGCACAGCCGCGCCCCTGCATAATCACGGCGGCGGGCTTGAACGCTAGACCGTTAGCCAGAAATTCCGGTACCCATTCCGTGAACGCGCGTTGAGTCACAAACTCTACGTGTGGCTTTCCATCATCACGGAAACCTGCGATGGATAGGCTCGTCATCTTGCGGTCACGTGAAACGTCCACCGACAGGTACACCGGCGAATCAGGCGCAATCTCAGATTCAGGGTCTAGGCACGCTTCCAATTCCTCGGAGCTGAATAGCGAGTCAGACGTTACGTTCACCCACTGGCACAGGTTTTCAGTCCTAAACTTATGTTCCGGTAGACCCGCGCCCGGTTCACCGACTAGCGCGGCCTTCGATGCGAGAGTGTCGCCCGTAATCGCGTTCGGGTAACCCAGCGACGGGTTAGCCTGGCACCAACCGGCGGTATCCCAAATGTCGCAATCATCCGGGGCGCTCCACTCGAACAAGCCCAACGAGGCATCAACCGGGGCATACTCTTCGCCGCGTTTCTCAGCACTAGCCCGCGCCTCTATTTCCTCAAGCGCTTTAGAGCGTAGCGAGCGCAACACCTCAGATTTAGCCTCACCAGCATTAGACACGGCGATTACCTGGCTAGACCAAATCGCGTTAGTCGTATTGGTCATAGCTGCCCATGCGCTCCAGTCCTTTTGTTGACGCAACTCATCAAAGGCTAGATCAGTTACCGACAGACCGCGCCCGCCGTCATCTGATGCCGCCTCGCACTTCCACCGCGCGCCGTTATCAAGCTTGAAAAACTTATTACCGTTCACATTGGACTTCTGCGTTAGCCGCTCGTGCATATCCGACAGGGAAACGGTGCGGTGCGCCGCGTCTAGAATCTCCTCAGCAAGAGAGAGCTTATGAGCTGTGCCCAGAATTAGCGGGGCTTCCAGACCGGGGCGTTGCTTCCACATAAACATACGCCAAAGCAACCGGGCGCTAAGAATAAACGATTTTCCGTTCTGTCGAGACACAAGAAGCACCACAGTTTCAAAGCGGAGCTTAGGGTAATCGTCGCCCGTAGTATAGGCGGGGTCTAGCTCCAGCGAATGCAACAGAAACCACTTCTGCCACGGGTGCAACTGCAACCCTAAGTCACGCTCTGCAAACTGAATAGCTTCAAACCCGAACGTGGTTAGCGGGGTAAGCTCACGGAGCGGGCGCGTCCACAGGCGCGGCACCGCCTTACCCTTGAGCTTGGAATAGTCACTACTCATCTCCACCGTCAATCTCTGCCATAATGCGAGCTACTAGCGCGGGGTCTTCCTTGCCGCGCTGCTCGATTAGGTCATCTAGGCGGTCGGTCTCGGTCGCCTGCGCCTGCATGTCCTTGCGCGAATACGGGGCGCATCCCAGGGAGTCCAAAGCCTTATTCAGGTTCGGGCCTGCAATATTCAGGGTCTTTAGCAATAGGTCAAAGTCGCCACCGTCGCTATTGTACAAATCGTAGGCTTCATCAAGCGCGGCGGCATACTTCAACGCGAGCGCACATTTAGCGCTATCCGCATTTTTGATAATGCCGTCGTTCACGGCGGCGGTGATAGATTCTTGTACGGTCTTCACCATGCCGATACGCCAAATATTCATCAAGACCTCTAAATGTTATAATCGCGCGCGCGATGCCCGGTAATTTTCGGCGGGGGGAGATTGACACTGCGCCCAGGTTTGGGTGTCGAAGGTGTGTTCTATTTTTTTACCGCCCCTACCCCTTTTGGTATGTGTGTTCTATTGGGGTGTTCTTGTTCGGTTTCTAGTTTACCGTACCCAGGCGCGGGTGTTGGGATTGGCTTTAGCGGTTTGCCGGTTGTTGCCTTTGGCGCGGTTGCACCCTGCATGTGTAGCACGGAAGTTCGCCGGGTCTAGTTCCAGTTCTTTGTGGGTTGCGACTGCGTACAAATGGTCTAGCTCGAACGCGTCCATGTTTACGCTTCCCCATTCGTCGTTGTGTGGGAGGCTGTAATCTATGGGGTGCCCACAGATGTTACAGGGTAGGTTAGCGGCGGCGGCGTGGGCTTTGAATTTCTGCTGCGCTTTTCGGTACCTTGAATCTCGTTTGTTGGTCATGGCTCCTGCTGTGGGTAAGGGTTAGCCCCGGCTCCTACGTTATCGGTCGCCGGGGCTATGGAATATCCTGTGTGGGTTTCGTGGTTCTAGGATCCACTCGAAACAACGCCGTAATCATTCTGTGAATGTTACGTGTCTATTGTACCGTATGCTATCCGTTTTCCTCGGATAACTGGCTAATGGTTTCTGCTATGTAGTAGGCTCCTGCCGTGCTGGTGTTTAGGGTGAGGTTTACGTAGGTTATGACCTCGGGTGTTCCGTCGTTCTTGGTTAGGGTGTCGGTTTTGGTGGTGACGTTGAGGGTGCCGGGGGCGGCGGTGGTGTTTCCGTCGCCCCGCGTGGTGGTTGGGGTGGTTAGGCGGTGCGTTCCATGAGGATACCGCCTAGGGCTGATACTTCATTAGGGAAATAGTAGCTAATCGCGCGGGCGTTCGCGGCCTTATGTTCTACGCCTTCTACCTCTTCCGGGTTGGTTCCATAGAAGTCAAAGTTAGGGTATTCATCCCAGCCGGGCGCGGTAGTAATAATCTTCGTGTACCCGCCGCCGGTGCCGCCGCCGTCGCCGGTGTACTGCTCGACACAATGAATACGTGTTGCGCGGTATTCCTTTCCCTGTAGCTTGATATCCAGATATGAACAATCACATTCCGCACTGAGGAACGCAAGAGCGACATTGTGTAGAGTTGGCTCCAGGTCGTTATCTTCCAGATACCGGTTAATCCTCGATGCGTCGGTTTCCCATGCGTCGGTATCGGTCACGACGTTCACGCGGGCGTTCAGTGCGTCACCGTCGAGTGGTGCAGCGTTTAGGATTCGGGTTAGCGCTCGTACTTTCCCAGCGTCCAGGGTGATGCTCACTTCCTCAGTATGTGCGGTGGTTAGGGTCTCGAGGTTTCCCAATAGCGCGTTGTATAGGCTGTTGTGTCGGTTGAACGCCTCGGTTAGCTTTAGCGTGGTGTCGGTCATTAGTCATCTCCTTCTTTGATGCGTTCGAGAATGAAGCCGCCTAGCGGGGCTTTGCCGCCGGGTTCCAGCGCGTGCATGATGCACCACTTGCCGTTACCGATAATCACGCCTTCCAGATCTTCGATGTTGATTACGTCTTTTTCTGAGGTGATGGTTACGGTTTCTTCGGGGGTTTTCAGGTTGAGATATGCGGGCTTACGGTTGCCGCCGGGGTAGACGTGGGAGGGGCTATCAGACTTTGACCAAACCCTAGTTACGGCGTATTCTCGTCGTTCGCTGGTTACTACGTCGAGTAGTAGCGGCTTGTCGCTTGATAGATCGTAGATGTACCCGGCGGCCACGTTTTCCAGCGTCGCATCATACCCGTTGCCGCTCAGGTAGTCTACAAGCGCTTCACGTTCCGCTTCGTTTGCGGTGGTGTCCAGGTCAAGGCTCACGATTGCCTGTAGCGGGTTGCCGTCCACCGGGGCGGCGTTGAGGATCTGGACAAGGCGGGCCATTGTTCCAGCGGAAAGCCGAAGCTCGAAGTAAAGCCCGTTGCTTCGTTCCGCTTTCACCCACAAATCAATGTTTGCTTTACCGGGGGCGATTGAGAGGTGTCGCTTGAACGCCCCGTCTACGTCGAAGATTTCCCCGTCGGGGTTCTCGTACACTACCTTCTCGGTCTTCTTCTTGTCGGTCATTATCGGTTTCCTTTCCAGTGGTTGCGGGGTTGGGGCTTGTGGTGCGCGGCGGTTAGGCGCTCTTTGAGCTTGGCGTATTCTTCGATTTCCCAGAGGTGGGAGCATAGCGCACGGGCGGGCTGTTCGTAGATGTCGCCTGCGTCTACGGCTTCTTCTAGGGTGGTGCGTAGTGCGTCAAGCTGCATGTAGAGCTTATCGCGTGAATATTCGGTCATGGTGTTACTTCTTCCACATGTCGTAGATCATCCAGATAAACCAGGCGACTAGTAGGATTCCTAGCAAGTCCATTATTTCGTGCCCTTCCTGTTCGGGATTAGTGAGTTTAGGGCGGGTACCCGCCCGGCAACTTTTCCAGTGTAGACAGGTTGCCGGGTAACGGCGGGTTTCTGCGGTACAGATGCCCGGTAGCGGCGGCGCATATAGCACGCCCTGCATGATGCCGTGTACTCGGAGGCGGGGCATCCGCACCGTTCGCAAATGGTGCCTAGCATAATGCTGCATTCCTTTCAGTAGTGGTTATGCCTCGCCTGCCCAGCCGTACAGGTTCATGCCTGCAACGCCTAGATGTGCGATGTCGCCGGTTTTCTGCGCGGCTAGAATTGCTTTCAATGCGCCGTATTGGTGCTTGCTCTTGAAGTCGTTTTCTTTGTTGATTTGGTCTACCAACATGCCTAGGTATTCCAGCTTTTCCGCTTGATGAGCGGTCGGCTTCTTAATGCGCATTGCCGGGTGTACGGCTTTAGCGGTGTCGATAGCCCATAGCGCCTCTGTGATGCTTTGCTTGCGGTGTGCTTTCCAGGTTGCCCCGGCTTTCCATGTGGACATGAAAGCTGCGCGTATGAGTTGGTCGGGTAGCGCGGGTTGGACGATTTCACGGCGGGGAAAGCCGTGTTTATCGCTGTATTTGCCGTATGCGCTTGTCATGGGGATATGGTGGAAGACTTCGCGTTCGTAGTGTTCCAGCATGGGGGTTCTCCTTTGGTGGTGGTTTGTAGGATTCGCGCGGCGGGTTCGGCTAGTAAGTCTTCTAGCGTTTCGTCTGTCCAGCGGATTATGTAGCGCTTTGGTCTGCGTCGCCGTGCTGCCCTGTTTCGGTCACGTCGTTTAGTCACAGGTTCCTCATGGCTTCCTTGATGCGCGCCTTAGTGTAGTCAGCTTGAGCGGCGTGAGCGTTCATCTCCATCTGCCACTTAATATCTTTTTCGCGCTCGTTGTCCAGCCATTCAGCTAGACGGTTCGCGATGTTAGCCGGGCGGTTGTACTCGGTAATCACCTTGTCGATGGTGTTGTTGTAGACTGGCACCCAATACCCGTAGTGAACGGGGTTGCCGTGCCTGTCCCAGCCGAAGAGGTTGTTATGACCGCCTACAAAGCGGTGCGCGTGCTCCTTGATGTCGTGTTCCTTGCTGAGCACGAAGCTACGGGATAGTGCGCCGTACATGCCTTCGGTCGGGAAATTTACCCGTTCAGGGTTGCGAACTTCCACGAAGTGAAACCCCTTTTTGTAATCGTAGCTATGGGTTGGTAGGTTGCCAGCCTTGAACCAGTCTGCTAGCCACTGATCGTAGAGCGTGGTCTGAAAGTCGATGAGGTTTTCATTTTTCGGGGTTACGGGTTCTACCTCGGAGCCGGTTACGGGTACCAGCTCACCCGTGGTTACGGGTTCGGTGGTGCGGTTGCCTCGGAAAAAGTCGATAATGCCAGGGCGCGGGGTCATGGTGTTTGTTCCTTTCGGGTTTGGGGTTTGGGTGCCCCGCCCGGTGATGGGCGGGGCGTATTGGGTTAGGGGTTACTTAGCGTCGTGCTTTGCGACGATTTCCCAGGTTTCGGTGTAGGCCTCGAAGTCTGCCATAGTCTCGAAGTCGTTGTTTTCCCAGATTTCGGTTGCCGCGGCTTCCAGAACGGCGGGTTCGATTTCGCCGTGTGCTGCGGTGGTGAGGGATTCGAGGATTTCGTGACGTGCCAGCATTGCTAGCTCCTTTCGGTTTGGGTTGTAAGGTTTCCGGTGGTTCCTTTGTTTCCCTTACATTTATAGTATAAACCTATGGAGATGTCAGATGCAAGCCAAAACCAAGAAAATTTAGAAAATTTTTCAGCTAAATATCCTCGCTCTCCACCACCTCATAGCTCCAGACCTCACGGGCAGATTCGCCGCTGCCCATAATCTTGATTGCCTGATTGCTCAGATAATTCAGCTCATGAATACCAATGATTGACTTCAAGGCCGCCCCGATCTTAGCGCGGCGGTCGCCGGGCTTGTCGTAATCAAATTCCACGGCGAAAGTTACGCCCTTCACGCGGTAGCTTGAGAGCTTGATAATCTGTCGAGTCATACGCATTTTATGCGTCCTTTCCTTCATTCAGCTTGTCTACGGTATTAGCAAGCTGATTTACCTCATGCTGAATCTGTAGCGCCTTCACTCGTACATGGTACGGGGCGTTTAGGTCTGAGATGATGCGGTTCAGCTGCTCGATTCCGCCGGTAGCGTCAAACTCGACGCGGGCGGGCGGGGTAAGGTCTGGAATTTCCAGTAGTTCTATTTCGCGCGCCTTATCTTCGATAATCGCCGCCTCTCGAACATTCGTCATGCCCCAAAATTTGGGGATTTCGTCGCCGTCGAAGTGTGTTAGGTCATGGAACCAACCCCTAACGCTCTGTTCGCGCGGGTCTACCTCTAGGAGAATATGGAACATGGTAAGCGGGTCGATAAACGCCATTTTTCGCGCCTGTCCGGTGCGATTGACGTTAGCCGGGACGGTGAAAAGCTTAGGCCGCGCGCCGCGCTTCTTGAGATAGTCACGTACGCCGGTTTCACTCACACCGGCGATTTCAGTAGCGGCGACAAGCGAAATGTAGATTTCCGCCGGGGTGTCAGCAAAAATAATAGCCGTGGTGCGCCGCTTGTCTACCGCCTCGGTAGTGACAATGTGCCAGAGCTTGCCGGGTGCTTGGTATTTTTCCCATTCGATAATACGCATGATTAGTGTTCCTTCCGGTTGGTTCGCGCGGGGCGCGGGTTGGTCTCGAACATTGCCACGATTCCCACGCCTAGCCAGTACATGCCTAGCGTAATAATCGAGCTGATAAGGTTTACGCCGCCGCCGGTGATGAGCGCGGCGAGAAAAAAGCCGGTGGGTACGGTTGCGAGCGCGGCGGCGACGATGGTTAGGGGTCGCCCGGTGATGGGGTCTTTCATGTGTCGATTCCTTCTAGGGGGGGGTTGGGGTTTTGGTTGAGGCGGAGGCGGCGCGCCTGTAGAAACTTCCTCACGCCTTCTAGGTTGTTTAGGTCGTTCGGTTTCATGCGCTCGTTACGGCGTTCTAGCCATTTTTCGCGGCGCTTCATGCGTTCGCGGCACCGGTAGCATTTGGGGTCTGGCTGATTCATGAGCGAACCGCATATGTAGCAATGGGTAGCGGCCCATTCCTTGTTTTTGCGTTTGCGCTCTAGCTCTGCGCCCTTTTCTGC